TATTTTCTTCCATGATTTTTGCGTAAGCTGCGTAAGCCGCCTCGGGCGATTTTGCCAATGCGGTCTTCAGCTTACGTTTCTGTCCTTTCGACAGCTCTCGAGTCGTATATATCTCATCGATAAAGCCTAGTTCGAGCGCCTCCTGGGCAGTCAACCAGCGCTCGGCGTCAAAGATGGGTTCAAGTTTTTGGTAGGGAATGTTTCGATTTTGAGACACCTCCTGGATAGCTGAAAAGGCCAGCTTTTGAAGCATTTCGCTGTCCCGTGAACCCGTGCTTGGATCGTAGGGCTTATGAAACATCAGGATACCCGATGCGTCCATCCGCACCCTACTTGGTCGCATGGCAATTATTGCGGCCATACTTGCGGCAAAATCGATCTGGATGGTAATTTGACCCGGAAACGACTTCAGGGAGGAAATCAAGTTATTGCCGTCGAAAACGGAACCGCCCATTGAGCAGATGTCGAGGGTCAGCGCCTCAACACCTTCTCGAGATAGGCTGTCAATGGTGGAGGCCAGGTCGAAGCAGGATACTTCCTGACCAATGGCCCCACGGAGGGAAAGATTTGCTTGTTTCATCCACTATCTATAGAATTTTGTAGGCCCCGTTAGGCGATCTTTTGGATGTAGCCCAGTACCAGGTATGAAGGTCGGTTTTCCACTGCACTGCCACTCCCCGCCGATTCGGTGATAGACTTATGGTTATTTGACCCTGCGTCGGTCTGATTCTGCGATACGGCTGGATATTTATTACCAGTGAATCCGTCAACGGTGCCGTTCGAACGGACGTAGAACTCGTGGGTGTGGCCTGGGAGTTGGGAGCCAGTTAGGAAGTTCGTGTCTTTACTCCCCGTGTTGCCGATGGCACCGTTATTGTAAAAGCCGGGGCGGGTTTCATTTTGAGGAGATGTTCCGTTCCCAGGGGTCAAGCCCAACGGAAATTTGCTGCGCATGTCCAAGGTGTTGTTTTGTCCGTTCATTAGTGCCCAACCAGTCAAACCGGGGCCGATACCAAGGCCAGTCGCGTCGAAGTTGGAGCTGTAATCACCCGCCCACATTTTGACCGTCCCGATGGGCTCCGGGCTGGCTTTTGTTTCAAGGGCAGTTTGTAAATTGGCAATTTGCGCCTGCAAAGCGGCGATCTGTGCGGGGACGACTCCCAGCACGCTTGATTTAAGGGTGGCTGCGGGTTGCGGGTTGAACAAGATACTGCCTCCGGTTGCGGAAGCGACCGCCTTTGCGGAGCGGGTAACGAAGGCATCTTTTGCCACGTTGTCCTCGAATTCTCGTTGTTCGATGGCGGGGGTTGCCTCTACAATGTAAAAAGGATAGGTGCCCGTATAACCTGGGAACCTCATCACCGCTTCGTTCAGGAAAACGTAGCCCGCCGAGACGGTGCAGGTTTGTGCGGTCGAATTGATATTAGAGACGGTACAGCCGGACAGTACCATTGATGAGGCAACGCCTTTCAGCGATTCCTGCAAGGGCACTTGAGCCAAATCCTGCATTGAGGCAAGGTCCGTGGCGTTGATTGGTATACCGCCGTCGGCTATGGGAGTGATGATTCTTCTCACTGTTCATATAGTATATTTTTTAGTAAACAACCAGGTTGTACCGCACACCAACCACCAGCAGTTTCTTGGCAAATAACCTGATCTGCCGGGTGAGCGGGGCGTGGGAAACCGGCACGAAAATCGTTACGTCCGTTTCTGGATTATATTCAGTCGGATTGCTGAAAAAGACCGGACGGGCGTTGCTGAAGTAGTGCTTGTTCAAGCCTTCGGTTTGCTTGTAAAAGTAGAGTCCGTCCTTCGAGTTATTGTTTTCAATATATATCCGTGGACCGGAGTTGATACCAAACACGTTGTTCAGCACCTCTTCCATTACGATCTTCTGTGAATTATACCTTGCACGGCGCAACGCATCGTTACGGAAGATCGTCATCGTCGCATAGTGCAGTTCCTGCAAAGGCGCTAGCATGGCGTCAATGATGCTGAGCAAAATGGGCTTCCGCTTGTCGGGTGCCAGATACTCAGTAGCTGCTTTCAAAAAGTGGATGTCGTATATCATCGGGCTACGATCATTTCTATAGTTTCCGCTGGCGTGAGACCAGCATAGTCTTCCAAAATACAGTAACCGGCTACCGTTTCGTAAAAACGACTAAACGGCTGGATAGCAGGCGAGGTAGCCACGGTCTATTCGGATCTACCCTTTAGCCTCACTACCTCGACGTCAACCACTCCGGCTACTTTTTGCAAAGCGTCCACTAAGGCGCTGGATAGAATCACGCCGTCAAATGTCAGGTTAGCCAGGAATTTTTTCAGTGCGTCGATGACATCTGCTTTCACGTCCGCTTCCACGAATTGACCGTCGAAGTATACTTTGAGAAACGTCTGCAACCTGTCGGGGTAAAGTGACACCAGACGACGGCCAATACCGACGAAAGCAATTTTGTCGAGGTAACTTTTTGCGGCGGCAAATTCGGGGCTGGTCAACGGGCCGTCAGCCTTAGCAATCTTGATAACCACTTTGTCTCCGGTCACATTTTCTTTGACGGACACGCGCTTGATGATGCGTTGCTCCGGCTTGTCTAGGTCGTATTTCACTTGTAGGTCGGGCATTATCCGAATTTGGGAGCCGTACTGAAAAGCGAGCATGCGACGTTGGTACCACTCGGCAATGCCCGGCACTGATGAATCAACTGCGGCATTAATTTGCGCCTTTAAGAGGTCAAGTTGCTGCTCGAATGCTAGCTGGCTGATGGCGTGTGCTTCAACAAAACTGCGCCAGTTGGCAACAGCGGAGGGAGTGGATGTCATAGCCGCCAGGTCTGGGTATTGTTTCCATTTGGCTTCCATAGAGGAAATGATTTCGGGTAGGGTGCGGGCCATTATTGTTCGTCTTCAATTTTTATCAATCGGCCCGTACGGAGGTTGGAAACCGTCGGCTCGGCGATGATGAGGTCCAAATCCAAGGCCAGCTTAACCGGCACATCGATTGTGTGCGCGTCCACGTGGGCGGAACCGTCCGTGAACTGGCAGGCGAAGGTGATCACGTAGACGAACATTTCGTCATGGTTCTGATCGGGGGCCTCCGACTTACGACTAAGAGGCTCGTAGAACTCTTCGTTGTAATTTTGCAGTGCTTTGAACACGGACTGAGCAAGCAAATAGGGTGCTTTGTCGTCGTTCTTCAGTGATTTTGCAACCACGTGGATGGATAGCTCCATCGTGCCTACCTGTTGGCCGTTTGTTCGTAAGAAACGCTGCCCCACTCGACGTAGGCCGCAGGATAGGTCTGGATGTTCTCCTTGCCGAAGTTCTCCTTACTGGTCTGGTTATTCCACAGCGACACCTGCTTCAACGCAGGTACCTGGGCTTTCAAACGGTTGCGGATCGAATCGTATAAATCGTAGAGCATTTATCGGCGTAAACTTTTTATTATTTCTTTCTTCACCAAGCTGGTGACTTGCTCCTTCAGAGCCTCCGACTCTCCGAGCATCTTCCGCTTGGGCTGGTGATAGGCTGCGTAAGGCACTAAGTTGAACACGCGAATCAAGTTTCCCCGGACCCAGTACTGAAAACCTGCTTTGAGGCGGCCCGTATCCTGGAGGATCTTTCGGCCCGTGGGGTTCTTCAATCGTTCCCACTTCTTGAAATTTTGGTCCTCAAAACCCTGCCTTTCAAAATTTTTCATAAAGAACTTGAACGCTAGTGCTCCCACCTTCTGAGGGAGTCGTGCTAGTGCCATCTTTACCTTCCGAGCGTTGAATCGCTTTGCCATGGACTATATATCCTCTTTTTCGGCTGGCTCTGGAACTACTGCCTTCGTCCAAGGTCCAACAATTTTGCACCCGTAGGTTTCTTCCAGGTAGGTAGCGTCCAGCTCAAAGTGCTTCATAATTTCTGCATCCAATTTCATTTGCGCCTCTCGGTTAATTTCGTTCACAAATTCGAATTGCAAACCCGCGAAGATGAGATTACGCTTGTCAAGCAGAGGGAGCAGCTTATCATTTACCACATCCTCTACCATCAGCATATCGGCGGAGGTAATATTGTCAAATATCTCCATGTGGGTCTCACTCTGAGAGTGGGAGGACCCATCTTGCATCGTCATTGTCTGCCCGATGATTAACCGGATAATCTTTGCGTCACAGTAGTTACAGAAGGATTCGAACACCGATAATCCCTGCGCTTGTTGCGCTTCCATATACTCCACGCGATCTTTCTCGTTGAGGATGATGTGGCCGAAGCTCCCCATTTTCTCTAGGGCATTATAGATCGACTGCTTGTTCTTGTCGGATTGAGCAAACACTGCCAGACGGGGCATGCCGTAGATTTCGGTGAATTCTGACCATTCTTGGGTAGAAATCAGGTTCCAGATCACGTAGGGTGCCGCCTTCATCAGTAGGCCCAAGTCACGGTCATTGTCGCACACTTCCACCACTGAATTAGCCGCTTTTCCGCTGGTGTAGTCAAGACCGTTTGGCTCGTAAGCGGTGTGCAAAACCAGCTTTTTAACCGGATCCACGTGATGGCGGGGGATTAACTGAACCGACTTTGGGGCTCCGTCGGTATCCAGCGCGTTGATTTGGATCAGGGAGTGGCCGTATAAAATCTTCTCCAATGTCAGCTTTACAAATTCTCTGAACCAAGCTTTTTTGAACAGCTTGGTGGCAGCCTCGTCCTCTGTTTCGCCTCTTTTCAGCTTGAACTTCTTCAAAAGCACGCGCTTGAACCGGGTTTCAATAGCTGTGGACAAGTCGCCGTGCTGAAGTATTTGTTGATATACTTCCAGTAACAACTTTCTATTCGGGCGGTGGATGTTTTCAGCTAGTTGCAAAGCGGCGTTGAAGCTGGCAATCTCTATCGGACCCCGGAAAAGCTGATCTTTACCGATAGCCTTATTTAAGTCAGCCGTATTTTCTGCTTTCCCAACCGCTATCCCACCCACGAATGCCTGGGGGTCCTGAAGGATGTTATCCTCTTGTGTCATATAATGTTGTGTGTTTTTCTACGCGGCCTGGAGGTGAAGATGACTGACTTCCCGGCTTGCGGCACGTCTTCACGCACGGGAAGGCCCGGATCAACGATACCATTGTTGACGGCCTTCAGCCAGGAAATTGCCTCCTCAAATGCGATTGCTATCTTGTCCGGGATCTGCCGGAGTGAAACCTTCTTATGAAGTTGATACAGCGCTATGTCCAGCAATCGACACTTGATCACGGGGTCCATGTTGTTCCCTTTCTGCCATTTGGTAGAGGTGTCGGGCTGGGAGCCGGTGGTTGCCTCTTTGGCGAAGTACAGTATGTTATTGTACAACACCCGATGGCCGACCGAATAGGTGACAGCAGCATCGAACTGGGTGATCTGGGTGATGATTTTTGCCACTTGGAAGCGTGCGCGGAGGTAGCTCGTCACAATGCCAACCGCAAGCGCCTCGGCGTCGCTGATGGCAAAGGGATTTCCGTCAATAATTAGCGCCAGTTCATCAGAAGCGATTGCGGACTGGTAGTCATTGGGGTGTAATGTCATGGTCTATATATGTTTTTTGCAAAGCACATTATCTAAAGCGTAATAGCGGGTTGTCGTCATAACTGCCGTAGCCGGGGTCGCTCTTGAAATCGGTACTCAAAGCATCGTATTCGAAGAGGTAGCCGCCCGTGATGAAGCTCTGGTATTCATCCTCGAATATGCCCGTGACCACGTAGTCCACGGTGTCCGAACAGTGCCCGTACTTTTCGTATCGGACATTGCGCTCCTTGTCGTGTACCTTCGGCTTGGCCTTGGAG